AGCCCAAGCAAGACCAGTTTGAACTGTTGTATTTGAAGCACCATTTGCTTTATATTTTTGATCAACATAATCTACTAAAACTCTAGAATTTAAAGGCCAATCAAATTGCGGATCAATTATATCATTAAATAATAAAACTACCCAATGACGTTCTGAACTATCATAATATTTGTCAGCAATAATTTCTGGCGTATCAGAATCTTGTATTTGATAAGGATAAAAAGCCGTAGAATTTTCTTTTAGTTGATTTTCAAAAGCAAATCTTGAAATGATATTTGTAACAGAGTCAACGCCTGTGGATGAGTTGTCACTTGTATAAAAAGTTTTTGGAAAGTATTTAAAATATTTTGCCATTTTTATGCTGCCGGATTATCAAATGTTTGACCTAGACCTTTAACTTCTTTTCTGTTTTCTGCGCTATTAGATTTAAAATTACTCTTAGTGAGGTATGTTGTTTCTTTAAATTGCATTGTCATTTGAATTGCAACTGGCATACCTGTTCTACCTAAAGATGGTAAATTTTCACCAGGAACTTCATACGCAGAAAATCCATTTGGTGTATAATTTACATCAATATTTTCCAATACACAAGTTGCAATTGGCGGTATATTTGGATTTTCAGCTCCACCATAATAAAATTTAATATCAAATTCTGAAGGAGGTATTAAAAAATTTGCTGCGCTAGCAATTTCAGGTGCCTGATGGAAACGAAACTTTTCAATAATCTGTTGAACTTCTAAAGCTTCTCTTTCATCTCTTGGATAAAAAGTAAAATCAAATTGAAAGGTTCTAAAATTTGGTGATTTATAAATCATTTCTAATAAAGGATTTGATACTGCACCAGTAATTGCTGTGAAAGCAAGTTGCCCTGTTGAACCACCAAATTTATCAACCATACTCTTTACGACTCCTCCTGCTGCAGCTTTTGCTAAACCGCCTGCCGCACCAGAAAGATCACCTTCTTTAATTTTTTCCAATAAAGCACCACCGGCCGCAACAGCTTGACCTGTAGCTTCTCCACCTAAACTTGGAGTATCATACGATTGTGAATACTGATACGATAATGTATCTGGCATATATAACGCAATTGAATCTGAAGTTAACTGCGTTGTTTTAGGAAATATACTATTACTTACAATATTTTTAATTGAGGTATCAATCACCGCTTGCGTTGCAACAGAATTACCTCCAATTATATTTGTTTTTTGGCCAAATAAATTTTGAACACTACTTGAAATTCCACCAACAGCTTTGCCAATTGCTGAAGTTATTCCAGATAAAGTTCCTCCAGTTGAATTGTTTATTTCACTTAAACTATTATTTACTTTGCTTAGTAAATTTCCACCAATTTGAGTATTTAAACTATTTTGATTTATAGAATTTAATTGAGTTAATGTTTGTGAGTTTGTTGATTGTGCTCTATTAGCAGCTGAAGCCATTTCATTTTCAGTAACCGTTGTTGTTTCAAAAGCTGTATTTTTTTGTTGACGAATATAGAAAACCATATAATGGCCTTTATCAGCTGAACCAACATCTAAAGGATATTTTAATAGTGTTGTTTTAAATTTATTGTCAACTAGATCTGCTAAAGGGCCTTTTCTAGCAGTTTCACCTTTGTTGAATTGTATATCGCCGAAACCAAAAAGTGGCATATGAGTTTCCTATGAAAGATAGATAGTATTTATGTCATATAAAGGATGGTTTACTCCTCGAAACCCACAAAAATACAAAGGCGATGCTACAAATATCGTTTATCGCTCGTCATGGGAACTTCGTGTAATGAAGTATTTGGATGAAAATCCTGCGGTTGTATGGTGGGCATCTGAAGAACTTTTTATACCCTATAAATCGCCAATTGACCAAAAAGTACATCGTTACTTTCCCGATTTTATTGCAAAAATTCGTCAAGCAAATAAAGAAACAACCATGGTCATAGAAGTTAAACCATTCAAACAAACTCAAAAACCAGTTCAAAAAAGACGCACACAAAAGTTTCTTCAGGAAGTAGCTACATATGCTATCAATCAGGAGAAGTGGCGTGCAGCCGATCTATTCTGTAAGGAACATGGTTGGCAATTCAAAATTATAACAGAAAAAGAGTTAGGACTTTGAGATAAATAGCATAATGGCTTATCTCATAGACCGAATCAAACAATCGCTTGCAAAAGAGGGTTTAGAACCAAGAACTCGTTATGCAAGGGAATGGTTAAATTCAAAATTAAAAAATTTAAATCCAAGTCCTGCTGCATTGATTATTGATAGGCAAAGATTAAGAGATAAGACATTTATTGGAAAGATGTACTTTTACTACTATGATCCAAAGACTAAAGATTCAATGCCATATTACGACAGGTTCCCATTGGTGATTCCAATAGAACAATACTCAGACGGTTTCTTAGGGTTGAATTTACATTACATTCACCCAAGGCAACGAATCATATTATTGGACAAATTAAGTAAAACAGCGACCAATAAAAACTTTGATGACAAAACAAAGCTTAGGCTTAGTTATGATTATTTGAAAGCTGCTAGTTCTACATTTGAAGCAATGCCATGCATCAAGAGGTATCTTTTTACACAAATCAATTCTCGTTTTTTAGAGATAGCTGCTGATGAGTGGGATATTGCTGCATTAATACCAACAAGTAGTTTTGTTGGTGCTACAGAAAATAAAGTTTACGCAGATTCACGAAAGAAATTTTAAATGTCATTTTCACCAAATCTTTTTTTATCCAATATTCGAGGCAAAGACGGCTTAGCAAAACCATGCCGATTTGAAGTTATTCTTCCAATACCGCCATATGTAAATCAATTTATTGGAAATTCTATTATTGAGAAAATATTAAATTTACCTAACTCAGTTTTCAATGATGTGTCTGACGCAATTGGTTCTGCTTTTGGCGCAGGCGGAGCGGCCGATGAATATTCTAAAACTTCAAATTCATCTATGTCAAGATACTTAGCACTTCAATGTGAAAACGCAGAATTACCAGGTAGAACTACAGCAACAGCAGATGTTAAAATATATGGACCAACATTTAAAGTTCCATATCAAACACAATATGGCGATACTTCATTAACTTTTTTATGTACAAATGATTTTTTTGAAAGAAAACTTTTTGAAAGATGGATGGAGTGTATTCATCCTTCAGATACAAATAACGTGAGATATGCTAAAGGTGCAAAATCTCGTTATCTTACAAATATTAAAATTATTCAATATGATGAATTCATTAAACAAATTTTTGCAGTTGAATTATTAGATGCTTTTCCAATAGGAATAGCTGCTCAACCTTTAAACTGGAGTGAAGAAGGTTTTCACCGCCTTTCAATTCAATTTGCATATCAAAAATATAGGCCAATTTATACTGGCACATATGATTTGGCCGCAGCAGCCACAGCTTTATTTGGAACTGCTGCAGCGAGAGCACTACCACTTGGTCGTGCATTTTAATTAACTAAGCGAGGTCATTATGTTACCAAAGTTAGATGTTCCAATTTATTCTGTTAATCTTATATCAACAGGAAAGCCAGTTCGTTTTAGACCATTTTTGGTGAAAGAACAAAAGATGTTTCTAATGGCATCTGAGTCTGAAGATTCAAACGAAATGGTAAATATTATTCGTCAAGTATTAAAGAATTGTGTAATTGACGAAATTGATATTGATAGTTTGCCTACTTTTGATTTAGAATATTTGTTTTTAAATCTCAGAGCTAGGTCCGTTGAAGAAGTTGTAGATCTTCGTTACAAATGTAACAATGTAATAGATGAAAAAAAGTGTTCAGGTGTTGTTGAATTTAAATTAAATTTACTACAAATTGAACCAACAAAAAACGAAAAACATAAAGATAAAATTCAAATTACAGAAAATTTAGGAATTTGTTTTAAATACCCAACATTTGATATGCTTCAAAAATATGAAAAGCTAAGTGAGAATGAAATTATGATTCGTATCTTGGTTGATTGTATCGATTATATTTACGATAAAGATCAAATATATTATTCTAAAGATTCGAGTAGAGAAGAACTAGAAGAATTCATTGATAATCTACAACAAAAAGATTTAGAGAAGTTTAAAGAATTCTTTGATACAATGCCTGAAATTAAAAAAGATGTTCAATTTAAATGTCCAAAATGTTCTTATGAAGAAGATATTACTATAAAGGGCATTCAAAATTTTTTCGTCTAATATTTCGTTATGATACTCTGAAGAATTACTATGAAACAAACTTTGCTATGATGCAACATCACAAGTATAGTTTGTCTGAATTGGAAAATATGCTACCTTGGGAAAGAAACATTTATGTGTCTTTGTTGGTGAAGTATTTGCAAGAAGAAAAAGAACGTATAGAACTACAGAAAGCAAGTAAGAAACGATAATGGCATCAATAAGAAATTTAAATAGATCAGGATTCCTTGGCGGCCAAGAGGTTGGTTCTGGATTTGGTTCGGGTTTAAAATCTAGGCTTGCAAAAGGACAAACAATTGGTAGTTCTTTTGGTGGCGGTTTTTCTGATATGATGCAAACACTTGCGCCAGAAAATATCAAAAAACGAACACTTGAAAAAGCATTTGGTGGTCCAGGCCTTGTTTCTGCATATGCTCGTGGAAAATTAAAACAAAAATATGGAACATCTCCAACAAAAGCTTCAACAACAGATCCTTCAGGTGAAACTTCTCAGGTTAGTGATTCTTCGTATTTAAAAGTTATTGCTAAAGCATCTATGTCTTTACCTGGTATGGCTAGAGATATGAATGTTTTACGGCAAAATGTTCAAAAACTTGTAAAACTTAAAGCTGGTCCTCAAAAGAAAGGAAGCAAAGCTTATGCTTCTAGCGCAGATGCTTATTTTCTTAAAGAAGATGAAAGAGAAAGAGCTCTAGAAGCACAAAGACAAAAAACACCAGGTAGTAAATCAATCACGCCTACGCCAGAAAAGAAAGAAGAAAGTGGCAATATACTAGACTCAATATCAAAAACATTTAGTAGTGGATTTTTGAGTGCTATAAAATCTTTGTTTAGTGCAAAACTGCTTGGTGCAATACTGAAAAAAGTATTTTTACCAATTGCAATAATTGGAACTTTGTTTAGTGGTATTACAGATGGTTTTAAGCGTTATAAAGAAACTGGAAGTTTTACTGATGCGATTGTAGCTGGTCTTGGTGGAATGTTAGAATTTGTTTCTTTTGGCCTATTTGGTGAAGATACTTTAAAATCTCTATTTTCATCCATCAGTAACTTCTTTCAACCAATTACAGATACAATATCGAGCATTTTTACAGGCATTAAAAACTTCGTAATAGGTTTATTTGGTGGCAAAGTTGATGTAAAAGACGATGCGCCGGCAAAAGCAGATAGTGTAAAACCTACAATGCCTGATCCAAAACAATTTGCTTTAACTTCTGCAAAAGCTTCAGGTGCGTCAGATCAAAAAGCATCAGACATTGGTGATATGTTTGGTGCTGTTGGTAAAGGTGATGCTCAAAGTCTATTTGACAAAGCACAAGCTTTCGCTAAAAAATATCCTGAGCCGGCACCAGCTGCAACAGCACCTACTCCTATGGCAAGCGAAGGTGTGCCAATGGATCAGGCTCAAAGAAATTACGAATTAAATAAAAAATTAACCGGTGAAGCTTCAAAAGCACTTGGTGTTCCTTTACAAGCGCCAGCTCCACCAACACCAGCAACACCACCAGCTCCAGTTGCTACTGCACCAACACCTGCACCCGAAATGTCTGATTCTGATAAGGTTAAACAATTAGAAGGTTACATTGAAGGCAATAAAAAACGATTTGCTAGAAGGGAAGCTGATGCAGCAAGACATATTGCTTCATTTAAAAAGCGATATGAAAATGATCCTAGTCGTGTAAAAGAATTGGAAGACGATTATAAACAAACACTTGATGTTGAACGCAAAGAAATGGAAGAAGCAAATGCTGGTTTCCAAAGACAAATTGATGCTCTTAAAAAATCATCTGGAGGTAAAGTAACCGCAGGTGCTTCTTCAACACCAGCAGTTGAAGCAGGAGGTTCTAGTGCTCCAGCAATATCTGCTAGTGGCGGTGGTGCCGGCGGAGCTTCTGTTGCTTCTGCTCCTACTGCACCATCGGGTTCTGATATATCTCAAACTTCTTCTTCTGTGGCCGAAGGACAAAGAATGGAATCGGCTGCAGATCAAGGTTCAGTTGTAAATGCTCCAACAACAAACAATCAATCTGCATCTTCTGGCAAAACAAAACCTCCAACAGCAGATGTGTATAACGCAGATTTTGCTAAAATGTTAGCGACAACATAATGGCCTCAATTTCAGACATTTTAGGATCAGTTATCAAGACTAAAGTTCTTGGTTCTAAAAATCCATCTAAAGTAAGTTCAGAAAAAAATACATCAGCGCTTACAAAAGTAATTGGCAAAAACTTTATGTCTTTGCCTAGTTTTGCTCGTGATTTAAATGTTGCTAGACAAAACATCCAAAAATTAGTAAAACTAGAAGGTGGTACGCCCGCTCGTGGCGCTGATGCTAAGTTTTTAAAATCATCATTAGCTGATGAAAAGTTAGATATTGAAGTTGGAAAAATAGAAAGAAGACCTGCTCCAGAAAAATCTAAAAAAGGAATGAATGTTTTAGGAAATTTGAAGAAAACTTTTAGTGCAGGTAATATTCTAAAATCACTTACAAAATATTTAGCTGTTGGTGCTATAGTTACTGCTATATTTGTTGCCTTCAAAGATAGTTTTGCTGAATGGGCATCTGGTCTTTGGGAAACAATAAAAGAAGCACTTGATGAATTTGTTGGAGGAATTAAAGATTGGTTTATGGAAAGTGTTCAACCAATCATTGATAAAGTCCAAGAAATGATTCAACCACTCATAGATGCTATCTCTGGCTTTATAACAAAACTTGGAGATTGGTTTAAAGAAAAAATAGAATGGTTCGCAGCTGAGTTTCCACAAACATTTGCTTTCATTAAAAAAGTAATTGACAAAGTTATGAGTCTTATTGATAGCTTAGTTGAAAAACTTAAAGGTTGGGCAGAAAAATTATTAAGTAATAAAGCAACAGCTTGGATGGTTCCTGATTTTGTAAAAGATATGTTGAAGATTGGCCAGAAACCAGCTCAATTACAGGCCGGTGAAACAGATGCTGAAACTAAAAAGTTTTTAAGGCAACAAAAAGAAGCAATAGACACCGAAGAAATAAAGAAGCAGGAAAAAGAGAAACAATATACAGGCGATGATGAGATTGTTCGTCAGCGTTTAGGTTTGCCGCCAAAAACGGACAGGATGCGGCAAGAAGAAGAATATAAAAGAAAAACAATCGAAACTGCACCACCACCAGAATCAATTGTTGTTCCTAGTCCAATTCCTTCAGCACCAAAAGAAGCGGCTAAACCTAAACCAACTCCTACACCAGCAGCTCCTGGCCAACCGCCGGCCGCACCAGCCGCACCATCAAAAATACCAGGAGGAACTCCTGGTTTAATCGTTCAATCTTTGAATGAAGCTGGCATAACATCAACTAAAGCTCATGCAAATGTTTTAGCTACAGTTAAAGCAGAATCAAATTTTAAAGTAAAGAGTGAGAATTTATTTTATAGCACAGCTGCAAGAATTAAACAAATATTTGGACCTAAAAGAATTCCCTCTGAAGAATTTGCACAACAATTTGTAAATAATCCTGAAGCACTTGCTAATTATGTTTACAAAACTACTGATGGAAATTCTGCACCGGGTGATGGTTGGAAATATCGTGGCCGTGGGTTTATTCAACATACAGGAAAAAATCAATATGCTGCTATTTCGAAAGCCACAGGCGCAGATTTATTAAGTAATCCTGATGGATTAAACTCTCCTGAAATTGCTGCAAAAGCAATTCCTTGGTTCTTTTTGAATTACAAAGGACTAAAGCCTCAAGATATGGACAATATGAGTAAGGTGAATAAGGCTGTAGGTTTTGCTGGCGGTGCTGAGTATGCTGCTAAAAGAGAAGCTTCTGCTGAACAAATTTATGCCGAAATGACTGGTGGTTCTGGTTCACAAATGTCATCATCTTCTTCAGAAATAGCTTCTGGCCAAAGAGCTCAATCAAAACCACAAACACCAAATGTAATAAATGCACCAACAACTAATACAACAGTCGTAAAAAAACAACAAGTTGCATCAGCACCAAGACAAGATACAGGTTCAATGTTGGTTGGAATGGCCACATAAAAAACCCCGGCCGAAGCCGGGGTAGCACTTGCATGGCATGGGTTAAGAATCAGTTAGATTCCGCAAGGGATTTAAAATAATCTAAATCTTCATCATCTTCACCAAC